GTCCAAAGATAGAGATGGCTTGGCGTTGCTGTGGGTCTCGGGTCGTACCGTCGCGCTTTATGAACGTAACGTGTCCGCTCTGAGATGTATGACGTCACCGTTGCGGTGCCGTCGGTCTCTTTCCGAAGTCGATCACTAGTCTGGAGAAGGAACCCAGACATTCGATTTGACCCCGGTATATGGGAGAGATCCGTCCCGCAGTTCTTATTGATGAACCACAAGAGGTAAGATCTCCAACCAGGCGTTTTACGCCTCTCCTGTTCTGGCGCGTACCCATCGAAAACAGGGAACCCGTACAAAGGATTCGGGACGTTTTCAAATGGACCTTTATCGGGGTTCGCCACGTGGGCGAATGCTTCCCCAACTGGTGACGTTCGGGGTTTAACCCGCCGCCGTAATACGCGTCGTTTATCAACCTTCAGTCTCTTGTTTCTCCAACAGCTATTCGGCGTCGTGAAGACACCGGAGCGGGAGTCCTCGTTCCATGGGACGAGGCGGAGGCCTAACCGCTTACGTTCAGATGCAAGCCAGGTCCACAAGGGCCCGGGCGCACCTACGCAGGCGACCAAACCGTTCAGCACATGTGACCACCCTGCGCGATCCGATTCCTTCGGACACTCACGCAGGTAGAAGGGCGTAATGTAAGTGCCCTTATAGTAATCACACCCGCAACTCTCTCGAAAACGAGAATCGGGGTTCGAGAACGTCTTTGCGACGTTCGTGCTGAAACCAAGAAACTTAAGCAACTTGACCACGGTCGTGGCGTACTCGGTGGCGACAGCAATGTCGTCTCCGTATACTGCACATTGGCGAGCGCCAACAGCGCGACAAGCTGCGGTGAAGATCAGCGTCTCAAGGGTAAAGGTATACCCATTGCCCATAGAGGAGAATTTGGCGTAACTGCCATCCCCCCAGGGTGCGCTGTAACAAGAAGAGCGGAAACTCAGAAAGAGTTCATACCACCGGTGTGGCAACATCCACGCGACGGCGTTTAAGCTTAACGTGTCCGATGCCATCTCCAAGTCGATCGTAGCCCAGGATCCATCAATGGACCCAAGACGGGCGTACTCTTGGTTCTTGCGTTGAGAAGACAGGTCGATCCCCCACCTCCGAAGCTTCTTTTTAAGGAAGCCATCCAGCGCAAGCTGGAATGGAAGCGCGTGGGTCGGTTCTTTCGCAATAGTGCGGAAGGTCTTCCAACTCTTCGGAACGAGCGCAATAACATTGCGTTCTACACTCGTAAACAGGAGTTCGGTTAAATCCACTCCATAACTAAGGAGCAAATTCCCCAAGAACGGAACAACCGCCTTCGGGCCCCGAAGCCG